GTCTATGTTTGTCACTACCCAAGCTAACAGAGATGCGGCAAATGTATATGTTCCACCTCAACCTGAAACCGTAGCCTTTGGAGATGCGTTACTTCGGGCATCTGATGTTACTTTGTCTATGGCTAGAGTGGAAAATGATACCCTAAAACGAGTGGTACAGTATCAAAAATATCGGGATGGGGAAATAGCCATAGATATGTCTCTCTTAGAGTGGGACGTAGACAGGGGATATATAGAAGAAATAGGAAGTAAATTTTTTGAGGCCAATGAATATTAATGAATTGGACGAATATTCTGATAGATGCAGGATTGCCAATCCCTATAGAAAAGTCGGAAGTAAGTATAGTTTGTCCCTTACATGATGATAGAGTATCCTCTCTATCTATTAATACGGAAAAGGGGCTGTGGGTTTGTTTCGCTGGATGTGGGCAAGGCTCCCTAAAATATTTTCTCAGTAAGTACTGGCACATTTCTTTATTGGCGGTGGAGCAATATTTAGGGGATAAAGATGTAGAGTTAGATCTGAATTTCTTCGATAGTTTTGAGTTAGATGATGACCAAGAATTCATAACTTATCCCGAAGATTTTCAGGCTTATGACTATCCCAAATGGGCTTTAAGTAGGGGATTTTCACCAGAAGAGTTAGAAAAGTGGGGGTGCGGAACAAATAGATTCAATGATTTAATCATTCCTATTTATACCCCTAATCAGGAATTAAAGGGTTGGGTATCCCGTAGACCTAATGCGGTGCCTAAATATTTATATTCTAAAGGGTTTAAAAAATCTAAGTATTTATTCGGGATTAACCACGTACAGCGTAGTCCTTTTGCATGTGTTACTGAAGGTAGCTTAGATACTATGTGGCTCCACCAACATGGATTCCCTTCTGTAGCTATCTTAGGGGCCACGTTATCCAAGACTCAAGAAGAGTTACTATCCAAACTCCCTGTTGGGGAACTGGTTATATGCTTGGATAATGATGAAGCAGGGCAAAAAGGGAAAGAGAAATTAATGGCTTGCATGAGCCAAAATTTTGTGGTATCATATATAAAATTGCCGAAAGGAGTTAAAGATATACAAGATGTAAAAACTGAAACAGAGCTAAAAGCAATAATAGAACATCGAGATATATGGTAAATTTAAATACTAGGAGATTACAATGAGTGGAATAGGAAGAATTCAAAGCCTTAGGGAAGAAAGCAGACAGGAATCGGCCTCACGGTCTGAGGTTCCTTTTAGAGAAGTATGGTTTCGAGACGGTGACCAAGCCTTTGTATCATCAATTGCTACGGGTGAAGATGATGATGTAAATCTGGATGAAGTATCTTTGTACACATTTAGGCAAGGTAACCGATTTGTCAATCTTCTCAATGCTGATGGGGTAGACCTTAGTGCTGTCCCGGCAGATTCCAGGCCATCCAGAAAGTTTGCCTTTTGGGGATATGTATATGAAATTATCCATGCTGAAAAGCGTAAGGATGACTGGGAAGAAATGGCAGGCCCAGGTGGAAAGAAGATGTTTAAGGAATCAGTTAATGATTATAAAGTCATTTGCCTAGGTTTTGGTCGGAATGACTATCTGTGGAACCAGTTGGTAGATGTGTATAACGATTGGAATTCTCTTAATAAGGGCGTTATGCGGATTAAACGCACTGGTGCAGGAATGCGTGATACTTCTTATGCTATTGCCGCAACAGCTAGGGACGGGGAAATTCCTGAGGATAGACAGGAAGAAGCGTATGGACTGCCACCTATCCAAGAATATTTCCAAGAACGGTATGGGGCGTTGTGGAGTCCTGGCCCCTCTAACGAAGATGGGATAACGGAGATTAAAACTGAGTCTTCTTCCCTAGATTTGTTTTAATGCCCCATAGATTGGGTACGGACACGTACTTCTTACAGATTGCTACAACAGTAGCGCAGAGGAGTACGTGTCCTCGTAGACAAGTGGGATGTGTCTTAGTAGACAGTAAAAACCATATTGTAGCCACGGGGTATAACGGTGTCCCTTCAGGATTTATTCATTGTATTGATATGTTCTGTGAAGGGGCACTCTTCGCCCGTGGAGAAGGATTAGATGTTTGTGAAGCTATACATGCAGAAGTAAATGCTTTCTTGCAGTTACGTTCTGATGACGTATTAACTGCCTATATGACCGTGACACCTTGCTTTACATGTGGTAAAATGTTTGCAAACAGCCAAGTGAAAAGAATAGTGGCTTTAGAAGAGTACTACCATACTCAGACAAGGGGTATCCTAAGTAAAGCTGGAATAGAAGTAGAGATATATGATAGTAACTAAAAATAACTTTGGCACCGTCATGGATACGTTAAGTAACTATGATACGTGGTGTGTAGATGTTGAAACTAATGGATTAGACCCGTATGAATACAATCAAATATGTGGGGTGGGGGTACTAGGATGCTCCTCCTTGGCAGGAGAAGATGGGTTCACTAAAACTGATACCTACTATTTCCCCTTTCGGCATCACCAGGGTAATAATTTAGACGGTAATCTCTTGGGGCCGTTTATCCAGGGCATGAATAAAATTGAAACATTGCTTGGGTATAACATAAAGTTTGATTTGCGGTTCTTAGAAAAAGAGGGTTTAAAAGTTAACGGTCAAAAATTAATAGATGTCATTGTCTTGGTAAGATTGTGTGCCGATACAGAGGTTAGAGAATTTGGATTGACGGAAACGATTAAGCGGTATTACGGTCTTGAGGCCGCTACCTATGACATAGAAACTAAGAAGTTACTTAAGCAGAACAAATGGCATAAGGACTTCTCCATGGCACCTGTAGAGGTTCTGGGGCCGTATTGTGAACAAGATGTCTATTGGACACTAGAGTTGTATCAAAGTTGTACTAAACAGATTATGAAGCTGAACCAAGAAGGTGTAGCGGATTTAGAAAGTCAATTAACTACTGTATTATATGACATGGAAGGGCTAGGCATTGACATTGATAACAAGTATGCCGTTGACTCTATGGTAAAAATAGACCAGCGTAGGATTGAAGTGGCAGACCGCATATGGGAATTAACGGGGAGTACTTTTAATATCAGTAGTTCACAGCAAGTGGGTGAAGTGTTAAATAAATTGGGTATCCATTCCCCTACCCAGACTCCGAAAGGTAAAGAATCTTGGGGAGAGGCGGCACTAATTCAAATTAATAATCCTATTGCGGGATTGATTAGACAGTATAGGTCTTTAGAAAAACTGAAGTCTACTTATTTAGAACCCTACATAGAGACAAAAACCTTACACACAACGTTCTGTAATTGGGTCGTGGTCACTGGAAGACTGTCTTCACGGAGTCCCAATCTTCAGAATATCCCTAGAACCCATTTTAACTTGGTAGATAAAGCGTTAACTCAAGAGGAAAGAGAAGTTGTTAAAGGTCGTATCGAAGCTATTGTTTCAACTAAGGGGGGTACAGTCTCTCCTGATTTATCAGATGATGTATTAGATACATGGGGTTTTGTGGGGGATGAATCGTTTGATGAAGCAGATGGGCATCAGGTAGCGATTAGAAGGCTGTTTGTCCCCAGGAAGAATTACTCTTTGATTGGGTTTGACTACTCACAAATGGAAGTGAGAGTCTTTCTGAGCTACCTTCAGAATGAAGAAATGGATGAATTAATGGCCCAAGAGAACATTGACTTCCATGCAGAGACAGCAAAGACGGCCTTTGATATGGTGGAAGGTCATGATGAATTTAAGTTTTACAGGCAAATGGCAAAGAATATCACGTTTGGTATTATCTATGGCATTGGCAACAAACGTCTAGCGTTACAATTACGTACTTCTCCTAAAGAAGCGTCCTCATATAAACGGAAATACTTCCAGGGTATAAAGGGAGCTAAAGAGTTTATTGATAAAGTAGCTAAAACCATTGAAACTAGGGGATGGGTTCGTAATAGATATGGACGTTTATATCAAATCCCTGCTGAATTCGCCTATAAGGGCGTGAATTATTTAGTTCAGGGAACAAGTGCTGATATTTTAAATGAAAGGATGATAAAAGTTTATGATTATCTCAAGGATAAAAAAAGTAATATGTTGCTCCAAGTGCATGATGAAATCGTGTGTGAAATCCATGATGACGAAATACACGAAGTACCACTCCAAATCCAAACATTAATGGAGGATAACAGTCTCAATATTCCATTGAAGGTGGATATAGATGTATGCGAAGGTTCGTGGGCTGTGAAGAAGGATTGGTCTAAAGCAAGCTTGACACCTAAACCAGTATGTGTTACACTTGAAGAATCAATAGATTGGGCTTAGGAGGACTTTAATGGTGAGTAGGATTAGGAAGTTTATAAGGGCATTGACATCAAGAGAAGCACATGAAAAAGTGGTTGAGACAGAAGTAAAAGTTGGGCAACAAGGGACTTTATTGGCCCTCATTAACAAATTCCCAAGGGGACTAATTAATGGTGAATTAGCTGACCGCTCTGGTTTGGGGCGTGAACAAGTATTTAGGCGTATGCCCGAATTAGAACAGCAAGGTTATGTAGAACGTCGGTATACTGAGGAGGGGAAAATAGTTAATAGACGTTATAAAGGTTATAATCAACAAGTATGGTTTCCAAAGGAGAAAAAGAATGGCTAAAGTAAGTATGCACTTAGGGTTTACCTTTCGGGTAGGGGATTTATCAACGAATCAATATGGACGAATAGACTTATCTTTTGACCAAATTGATACAGAGTTGCCGTTGGAAGCTCAGTTGGCAGAGGCTGGACAGACTGCTGACCAAGTATGGGAAGTTCTGCGAACTAGGGTAGATTCTCAAGTAGACGGTTTGCTGGACGGGGGTAAATAGGTTTGAAGAATACGGCTGACGAAGTTATTGACCAATTATTGGGAAATAAAGATTTGGGATTGCGGAGGGGGAATAGTCCAGACTTTGAGTATGGACGGATTCCCTTTGGCATCCCTGCACTAGATAAACTTACTGGTGGTGGTATACCTAAAAAGAGGATGACTATTTTGTATGGGGCAAATAATGTAGGTAAATCTTACCTAGCCTCTCAGATATGTAAAAACATTCAACTGGAAGGGGGCACCGCTGCCTGGATAGATACAGAGTTGTCCTGGGATAACGAATGGATGGCAAAGTGCGGAGTAGATACTGATAATATATTAGTTGCCCAACCTACTACAGGTGAAGAAGCCTTTGGTATCGCTAGGGAATTGATGAAAGCGGGGGTGGGCGTAATTATATTGGACAGTATTGCAGGACTAGTTCCTAGTGCTGTTATGGAACCCGCCAAGACTAAAAGTGCCGAAGAGGATTTTGCTTATAATCCTATGGCATGGCAAGCTAGGTTTATTAATTCGTCCCTTCCTAGGTTATTGCCCAACCTACAGGAAGGATCAGCCTTTGTAGCCATTAACCAAATGCGAACTGGCCTTGGGAAGGTAGCCTTAGATACTATGCCAGGAGGGTTGGCCCAAACTTTCTTTGCCCATTTCTTGTTACAAGTACGTAGAGTAGGGTGGTTGGAAACTCCTGACAAAGAGAAGGTGGGTTTTGATATGGAAGTCCGTTTACGAAAAACTAAGGTGGGTGGAGAGAATTGGAAATCAGCTATTGTACCCTTTAGAGTAGAGGGTGGCATTGACCTCATTGAAAGTTACATGAGGGATGGTTTAGCTGCGGGAATAATAGATAAGAAGGGAGCTTGGTACACGTATCAAGGTCAACGGGCACAGGGTATGAATGGGTTGAAGACTTTAATGACAATCAATGAACATTTATTGGAGTCACTCATAACTGAATTGGAGGGGTCTAATGTTATTGCCGAAGGACTTTACGAAACAGGAGAACAAAATAGCAGATTGCCTGTCTAGGCTAGGGATACGATACACAGAGCAATTTAATGTGTTACAATATACAGTAGACTTCTGGGTATCTGAATTGTCCATGGTTATAGAAGCTGATGGCATGATGGGCCATTTACGAAAAGCGGACGCAAAAAGAGATGAAGCTCTTATGGAAACATCTGATATAGAATATGTACTTCATATTACATCCACTACTTCAGATTTAATTATGGAGGAACTATGTCTGGCGTTAGACAACTTATAAAAAAGAAACCGAAGATTACTACTGCAACTAATCAGGATGATTGGCTACTGTCAGAGATGGAGAGTTATCTAGGGCATACCAGTCAGAAGAAACGTGAGGGGGTATTCTACCCATCTAGTTTGGGGAACCCCTGCGATAGATTCTTATATCTATCTTATCATGGAATGCTCCCCGGCCAGGAAATTGCTGCCGTGTTACAAAGAATTTTTGACTGTGG